CCAGATGATATAGCTGCCTCCGATGTGGGCGGCATGCGTGGCAAAGCGGACCGCCAGCCAGCGACGAAGCTCCGGCTTGTCGTAGACCGCCCGCACCTCGGCAGGCATCTTCTCGATGGCCTTGGCCTGCAGCAGAGCATGCGCCTGCGCGCTGTGGTCGATCTGGGGGATGTCGGCCATGATGTCGCGGACGATCTTGGCCTTGTGGGTCTTGTTCAGGTCCATGTCAGTTCTCCTTGCGTTTGGTTTCATGGTGGGCAGTGAAGTCGTAGCGCTTGCGCCAGACATAAATGCTGGCAACGCAGACGTTGTGGGTGTCGGCAGCGGCCGACACGCCCATGATCTCCGCATCCTGCAAAACAAGCAGGCGCGTGGCATGGTCTTGGCCATAGTCTGGATGGGGGATGTCGGCATGGGCCGAAGACATAGTGAGCTCCTTTCTTGTGGTGTGGTATTGTGTGAAGGATACAAGTATGAGGGGGTGGGTGTCAACTGGGTTCTTGGTGGGGTGGGCCTCGGACCTCGGTTCTTACAAAAAACTGTAAGGGTTGACGTGCGGATGCTGAAATGCTAAGTGTATGAAATCACGAGAGAAAAAAGCGCCGCCATATACGTTTTTTACACTTCGCCCCCCTCGAAAAGGGCGTTTTGTAAAGGACGTGTAATGGCGTTTTGTCTATTGTTTTCAGTGGGTTGGAGGCCAAAAACAGGCTGAAAAAGAGGCTATAGGACTTTTTAGGGGTCTCTATGTTTGGTTTATGACTTCACATGGGGGTGTGTTACGTGGAAGAATGTAAATGGGATTGGAAAAGGTTAATAGATTCAAGGAGATACAGGGAAATACTCAATACGTTTCATTTACATCTAACCTTTTTGGGGGTCTCTTCTTTTTTTGGATGGAAAGGGTAGACCCCTAAAACTTCCTACTGCTCTCCCTCTTGACGATCTGCCCTGCCTTGAGGCATCGATAAAGGTAGCATTTTGTCAGGAGGACGCCGATGGTCAAGATCAGCCACGATAGGAAGAAGGTGGAGGCCGTGAAAGGCTCTGCCGCTGCCCGCCTTGAGGAGGAGCATGGGCGCTACATGACAGAGCGTCAGAAGACCTTTGCCGAGCTCTACGTTGAAGGCGTCTACACTAACGCCGAGTGCGCCCGGAAGGCTGGATTCAGCCACGACATTGCCAACGTCTACGCTGCCAAGCTGCTCAACGGCAGCGACTTCCCCCATGTGGTGGACTACATCAAGGAGCTTAGAGAGGCCAAGGAGCGCAGATATGGCGTGACCACCATGGGCCAGCTTGAGCGCCTCTATAACCTGTCACGCGGTGCCGAAGAGGCCAAGCAGTTCTCCGCTGCCATCAACGCCGAGAAGCTCCGCAGTGCCCTTGGTGGCCTGACAACGGATCGCCGTGAGACGCTCAACCGCATCGAGAACATGAGCCGCGACCAGATCATGGATCGTCTGGTGGAGCTTCAGCATAAGTATCCCTTCTTGCGCGATATCACACCGAAGGAGCCTGTCGATGGGGCCGGAAGCGAAGCTGTGGAAGACCCTGAAGCCTCTTCTTGAGGCCGAAAAGTGCATGACGACACGCATTGAGAACCGACACGGGGGCGGATTGCCGGATGTATGCATATCATCCCCCTTCGGTATATTTATGATCGAGCTAAAAATCTCTCAAAATTTTTCGGTGGGTCTCTCAGATATGCAAATTGCTTATAATACACTGCTGACCCATAAGCATGGGTTATCATTCATCTTGGCAGAGGCCCCAGCCCGTCCCAAACCTTTGCAAAATGCAAATCCCTTTTTGCAAATTGCAAACTTGCAAAGTCCCGAGGACCAAGGTCCGGGGTCCGAGGAGCTCGGGTCGGGGTCGGTCGGGTCGGGGGCATCGGGTCGGGGCAATCGGGTCGGGTCGGGCCGTGGACAGTCGGGGCTTGGACCTCGGACCTCGGTCGGGTCTGGTCGGGACAGGTACTATTTGTGGCACGGTCGGGACGCGGTGGACGTTGGTCGGGTCGGGCTTCGGGCCGAGGCCTTGGCGTCGGGGTCCAGCCTGTCGGAGCTGGTGCGGGTGATGCTGGCGGTGTGCCGGGCGCATCATGTGGCGCTGTTGGAAAAGGGCCCCGGGCGCTAGGCCCGGGGCAAGGTGGCCGCGACCGGCGGAATGGGTCGCGGCTTGGCAATTCATGCATAGGCCTTTCCGTTGCCATGGGCCACAATGGCCACGGACTTAGGCGACCGGGTCGCTTGCCCGGCGCACAGGCGGCAATCGGCGCACGTGGTCCGCTTGCCTGCCTCCGCCGATGCGGGACAAAGGACCTCGCGCGCCGGATCGATTTCTGCGACGTCGCGAATGATGCGGAAGGTCCGGCCGTCTTGTGCCCAAACGTGCTTTGCATCGGCAAGGCTTTCCACCGATGCCATGGCATAGGTCAGGGCGTCAGGCATGGCCTTGAATTGATGGGTGTAGGCCGTCCAGCCCTTGGCGCGCATTGTCAGGGCTTCCCATACATGGGCAGGAACCGCGGCCGGGTCGCCATAGGTGCCGATGCGGACCATGCGGCCATAACCTAGCGCCGTGGTGTCGTCTGCGTGGGTCGCGTCCGGATAGACGCCGCGAACGTGCGACCGATACACCAGCGCCGGGCCGTGAATCAGGGTCACATAGCAGGCGCGCCCGTCAGCTTGGCCCTTGGCCTTGTCGGGGTTGGCAACGCCGCGCAATGGGCAAGCGCCGCAGATTGCCGCGTCCGCGCCCGTCCGGGATGCCGTGACCGGGTCCATGTCGTCCCGGATGATGTAGGTCTGAACCATTGCGCCCGTCTTGCGGTTGCGCGCGGAATATGTGGCGATTGCCACGATAGGCGACCCGTCCAAGAGGCTAGGCCCGCGGTAGATGATTCCATTTTCCATTCTTGCCATTCCTTTATTGTGCCGGGTCTCCGCCCGTACCTATGGCATACCATGGCACGGGTCGGGATGCAATAGGATAAATCGGGTCGGGTCGGGTCGGGTCGGGTCGGGTCGGGTCGGGGTTCAATGTTAAAGGCCCGCGCGCGGGCGGGCCTTACAGGGACAGGGACAGGGACAGGGACAGGCGGCCGGGGTCGACCCGGCCTTAGGCCGGGGCGCGCTTAAACCCGAGCTCATGGAACCGCCGCCAGACAAGGCCCGCGTTGGCCATGCCCATGTAAACCCGGTTCACGCCCGCCGCGGTTGGATAGTAGCAGGCGGGCGCTAGGCCCTCCTGCCATTCGGCCTTGCGGCGGTTCCAATAATAAAGGGTCAGATCATCGCGCCGGGTCGCATAGATATAGAACATGGGTCAGGCCTCTTCTGGCAGATGTGCAAAGGCGCGCACATCGATGTAGGACACGCCCACAAAAGAGCGTTCATCGTTGTAGAAAACTTGACACCGCAAAACTAAGTGCCCTTCGGGGCGGCGCTTGAAGTTTTGGAACCGGACAAAGCCCCAAACGTGCTCTTTTAGCAGGGCCTCAAGCTCTGCAATCTGTGGCGCTAGCCGCTCTTTGTCGGCGGCAGGCATTTCCTGATAGCCGTCATTCTGGAAAACCAAGCCCGGGAAGTCCCGGGCATAGCTCTCAAGCTTCTCTGTTACGTTCATGTATCAAGCCCCCCATCCGATGGTTTCGAGTAGCGCCGTCAGGTCCGCAATCGCCGCCTTATACTCGCCGCGCTTATAGGGCTTGCCCGTCAGGTTCGCCGCCTTGTTCAGCACGTCCGCCTTGCGGACGCCGCGCGGCGGGGCCATGCCCGCATTGATCAGGCGCAGGTGCGCGCGGCACGTCGCCGCCATGAACCGGGGATTCTGTAGGGGGTTGTCTATCGTTGTCATGCCATTGCCCTTTCGTTGTCGCGCTTGGTGCACGGGATGCCCGCCCCTTGCGGGGCGGGTCACCGATGCATCAGGCCTTTGCCAGATATTCCGCCGGGGTAGGCATGCGCGCATGAATGCCGCGCGCCTCAAGCCATTCAGGTTCTGCCGCCACGGGTGAACCGTAGGCCATGACTTCGCGCGCGTATGTGTCGCCGCCCTCAAAGCTTCCAAAGGTATGCGGCGACTTGGCCCACACGAACCAACGCGCGTAAGTGTCTTTCGCCTCAGATTCCGGGGCCTTGTAGGTCTTGCAGATATGCCAAGTGCAGTCGCCCGCCTTATAGATTGCATAAGGTGCGTTGACCGGGCGAGACTTGCCGAAGGGATTCTTTGCCATTGTATTTCCTTTCATGTGACGGGCACCGTGCCCGTGGGGTTAGAGTAGCATGGACCGACATGGGACGCAATAGGATATCTGGTCGGGCGTCTCGGGTCGGGTCGGGTCGGGTCGGGTCGGGTCGGGGCCTTTGGTTATCGCGCCCCGCGCCGCGCGCCTGTCACTGATACAGGGACAGGATCAGTGACAGATAGACTTGATCCACCGATAGGTGGATCAGGGGCCTTGCGGCCCCTGCCCGTCACTTCCACTTGAAGCGCTCTTCCACCCGTTCCCGCTTGTAGGTGGCCCAGACATCCGCGCCCCACTGGGATAGGACGTCGGCCTTAGGCCAGCGGAATTCTTCGATGGTCGTGGGCTTGCGCTCGGCCAGCCCGGCATCGATGGCATCCGCCTCAATGCTGGCGGCCAGTGTCTGAAGGCGCTTGATACGATCCTTCACCTTCAGGTGCTTAACTTGCAATGCATGCATGGTCCTTGGTCCTTTGTTGATGGGCAGGGCTTGCGCCCTGCCCTGTTGCCTTAGAAATCGTCGGCCAGCTTGGCCGCATCGGACAGCGCCTTGGCTTCATGGGCCAGCGCATCGGCCACCTTGCCTTGCGCATCGGCCAGCGCCTTGATCATGCGGCGCAGCCGCCAATTGGACACGTCCTCAAGCCCTGCCTTGTGCGCGGCCGTCAAGATGGCGCGCAGCTCGGCGACGTCGCCGACTGTCATGTCAAACGTTATCTTGGCTTCGTCCGTGTTAGTGAACCGATATTCCATTGCCTTATCCTTTGTTGACACGCTGGCCCTCTGCCTTCGTGTAGATACACGATACACCATGACACAGCATGACACAACATGATCTTTAGTATATAGGCCATGGGTCCCTTGGGACCAAAAGATATCGGTCGGGAAGAACTTTTTTAGGGGGGTACCCCCTTGACAACCGGGGCCGTCGCGCGCGCCCCACCCTCCCACCCTTGATTTACAGATTCAATGGCCACCATTTTCGTTCCGCGATCAAAATGGGTCCCTACCCCCCAAAATTTTCGCCAATGTAATTTCATTCGGGCTTGTTGACAGTGAACAACCAACCCTCTACAAAGCTCCAAGGACCAAGGAGGAACCAAAGATGTCCAAGTACCGAGAACTTCCCGCCAAGCCGCGCAACGTCCATGCAGTCCAGTACACTGGCGTGGATAAAGGCGTACCGACGTGGAACGAACCTGCCCCTGCGTGGATTCTGGCAGCCTTTGCCAAGGGCCATTTGCAGGTCATTGACGGTGGTTTGCACTGCCGTGGGAAGAGCTTGGACCTCGGTTCTTGGCTCTTGGTTGATGAGGACCTGAACGTGGACGGTATATGGTCCGTGATGGCTATCAGCTTCATCCAGAAGTACACCGTTGCCCGCAAGAAGGCTGTCCGCAAGCCCAATCCTGCCCGGCTGGTAGCCTGATGGCTTTCTATCGCAAGAAGCCTGTCATGATCGAGGCTGTGCAGTTTTTCGGCCTCGATGTAGCCGAGAACGGCTGCCACAACATCCACTTTGACACCAAGGAGTCTCTGCCCAAGTGGCTGCGGGACGCCTTGGTAGACGAGGTTGTCTTCGCTGCCCTGACGGACGTCGAGCACATCTACGTCAAGACGCTGGAGGGGTTGATGGAGGCTGCCGAGGGCGACTGGATCATCCGCGGCGTGAAGGGGGAAATCTACCCCTGCAAGCCTGACATCTTTGCCATGACCTACGATCCTGTGGACGAGCAGGACGTCGAGGTCACGGGCGTAGCAATCTGAGGAGAGAGACATGACCAAGGGTGAATACAGGGTTGGCATCAACTTCAACCCTTCGAACGACGCACGGGTGGACACGATTAAGGAGCTTGCCGCTGCTTTGATCGACCTGATCGAGATGATCCCGGAAGTCGACTACATGACGGAACCGGGAAAGAGTGAGCGTAGTCGCCTCAAAGCTATTGCCCAGACGCACGTAGAAGACGCTGCCATGTGGGCCGTCAAGGCTGCAACCAAACAACCGATGGAGGGCTGACATGGGACTGCCGTTTAAAGAGGACGAGGACTTCCGCAAGCATAACCAGAAGGCCAATGAGTCGGCGGCCGAGGAGCTACGGAAGTTCATCGAGGAAGTGGAGTCTGACGATGCACAGATCGCGGACATCCAGCGGGACAAGAAGGACCGCTTTACGATGATCAAGGCCAAGGGCTACAATGTGAAGGCGCTGCGGCGGCTTTTGGCGGATCGCAAGAAGGACGCTGCCGAGGAGCAAGAAACGCGCGACGTCATGGAGCACTACAAGAACCTGCTGCTGTAATTCCTGCGGGTGCACCTCCCCCTGCGGGTGCACCTCCCCCTGCGGGTGCACCTCCCCCTGCAGGATAGCCTCCGTCGAATTGTTCTCCCTCTTCGACGTGAGGCCGAAGGTCCGCCGCTCCTCCGGCGGGCCTTCGTCATTGAGAAACCATCGCTGCCCTGCTATTGTACCGAGGACCACGGACCTCGGAGCTTCAGCATGCGCGAAAAAGGCACCCCTTCGGCTCGGCCGATTTCCCGGCAGCAGGTGCCGGAGAAGTTTCCGGACAAGCCTCTGCCTGCGAAGAAGGGTGGCGGCCGGGTCATTCGTGCCCTGAGCGACATCATGAAGAGGGGCAACTTCTTCCGGGGGACGTTCTGATGGCTGACGAACTCGAA